TTGCCGAACAGCCTGAACTTCGTTGCAGGCTTACTTGCCGAACAGCCTGAACTTCGTTGCAGGCTTACTTGCCGAACAGCCTGAATGTTCCCTTCTTTGCCTTGAAGCCAGCCTTCACCAGACGCTTCAGTGCCTTCTTACCCGCTGCGTGCTTCCTCCTGGAAACAATGCGCCCCTTCTTGGTCTTCATCAGATCCTTCCTGGTGAGGCCGCCACTGGTGTGCTTTGCACTTCCGTGGAACACCTGTGCCTTGGTTCCAACAGTCTTCATTGCGCCACCCATCTGCATCTTACGAGTAGAGTTCATTATATATCGATGTTAGAAAGGAATTCGCGGACACCCTCCATCCAGAATCTCCTCCTGTAGGCGCTCCATTGTCTTCAAATCATAGACCCCCGCAAAATGCACTAAAAAGCTGCCCACTTCCCATAGCGGCTGCCCAGGGAGTCCGCGCAAATACGCGTTAAAACGCGTGTGGTCTGCCGTAGTTTGGGTCTTTGCCAGATCCTCAGGAACCGTTTCAAGAAGACGAATCATCGCCGCATTCTCCCACCAAATATGATATGTCAAATCCGTCTGTTCACCCACGCGTCGCCACCAGTCTCGGAGCCACGCGGTATTTCTCATAAGCATATTTCCAGAATTCAGATGGCCACACGAATCAATCGTCATCAGAAGATCTTTTTCATCTGGAAGAAGCGGCAACACTTGCTCCTCTAGAGTCAGATACGGATTGGTAATCATGACATCCGCATCGGACAGAAATACCAGCTCTCTTTCTGGCAACTCCGCAAGCAGTGAAAGAACAAAATCGATCTTCGACCATGGAATAGGCTTGGCGCGATTCCAGTACTCCTCGCCACCCTGAATATAGCGATACCCGTGTCTCGCGGCATACTCGCGTTTAGAGCGGAGCGATGGCTCCAGAGACTTCTTAAAATCCGGCCCGATTGCAAGAGTTGCTATAACGACCATCTATATATAGAAATATGGTGTCTTTACGTCCATTTGACCACGCTTGCTCGTGAAAAATTGAGCAAACAAAGCTCCGAAAAATCGTCATACATGCCATACACATATCAAAAGAATGAGGCGGGCGAGTTTGTCTGTGGAATCTGTTCCGCAACTAAGAAGAATCAGAATACTATGCACTACCATATGAAGCGCCACGAGGGCCATCTTCCTTTCGAGTGTCCAACCTGCAATAAGGAATTTCTCCATTCTCAGACCTTGGCGCTTCACGTTGCTGCGCGCCATTCAAAAGAGGAGGCTGCCTCCCTCAAATGTCCGTCTTGCCCTTATAAGACTCTTACAAAGGCAAATCGGGTAATCCATTTCATGCGGAAGCATTGCGCAGAGGCTGTTGCGAAGGTGGCAACAAAAGCCAATACGTGTCCTGAATGCAAGAAGGAGTTAAATAGTAGTACAGCCTTTCTGTATCATTTCGCAACGAATCACTCCAGAGTGCTCGGTGAACACCACCATGAGATCTTAGCGGATATTCTACAGTAAGCTCTCTCAAACCTCCGATGACTTCACAAATGTCTGCGAGATGATGATGAGCTTATACAGATGATAGCCTAGTGCACCGAATGCGAGAAGCAGAAGCATATCATATGCGGGTCGCTCGGTCTTTTTTGCGTGATACCCTACCCAGAGGAGTAGAGGGGCAATAATGGCTACGTGCATCAGATTAATCCACAGGGCCGGGGATGCCGCGAACCAGCGTCCCACTGCTCTGTATCCGTGGTACACGAGTACGAGGATTCCAAGACCGAACATGAGATTATAGATCCAATCTGGTGTTGCTGCTCGGTTGAAGCCCACCCATAAAAGGAGTGGGGCCACAAAGACAACATGAAATATTACTATTAAGAAGTAGTGGTCGATCATTTCTCTCCGATGAGAGTTTATTTGGCGGAAACTTTCTTCAGTGCATCGTAGTTTGCACTTACGAGATAGACGACTACGATGGAGCCGACTATTGCCGCAATCTGTTGAAGAGAAAGAGAGCCTTTCATTTAGTAGGAGCGCCGTTAATTTGTGTCATGTGATGGCGAATCCAGGTTTCTACCTTGAAGTTATCGGAGGAGGAATAGGTGTCGACGACCTTCTTATCGGCAACAATGAGAAAGGTAGGAATAGAACGGACTCCACAGTAGCCTGCTGTGTAATTATTCTGGTCGACGTCGCACTTCAGCCAATTCACCTCTGGAACTGCTGCCTCCAGTGCGGGAATATCGAGCTTTCTGCAGGCGCCGCACCAAGTTGCCGTGAAATAAATAACGGTCATGTATGGAATGACAGTTCCCTCGGGAACAGGTTGGCGGCCAAGGAGCTGCTCAAACTCTTCCTGATTCATTAAATAGCGCATTTATCTATTCAGATTCTTGCGCTAACGCTTTAGCCCTGACAACTCCGAGACTGACCCCGCCGAGGATAATCATTGCGAGTGCTCCTAAAAAGAGGGTCGTAGGAACATCGGGGCCCTCGCCTTTTCCACCACCGGTTTGCTCGGAATTGTTCTTGTTCAATATATTATTTGCGATGTCGGTTAGGCTTTTCGCTTGAGGTAGAGATGATCCGCCCTTTTGAGCAACAGGAGCAACAGGAGCCGCAGCAACAGGAGCCGCAACAACAGGAGCCGCAGCAACAGGAGCCGCAGGAGCAACAGGAGCCGCAGCAACCTTAGCAGCAATAGGAGCCGCAGGAGCCTTAGCCGCAACAGGAGCAGGAGTCGCAAAGGCCGTAGATATTTGCCCAGTGTTTGTCTTTAATGCCGCCATGACCTGTGGCAGAACCGCAAATGCTCCTAAGCCACCACCCGCCAATGCCGTTGTGCTACCAACCACAAGTATAAGGGTCTGAAGAGCAGGCTTATACGCTGCAACGATCTCAGAGGGCAGATACTCCAGAAGACTATAGGCGCCTGTACATAAAAGCCCAAGCCCTGATGCCAACATCGTAGGCGTCACAGTTCCACTCATAGGAGGAAATCTCCCTGTTTCATCCTTCTTTGGAGCATTTCCCACTTTCGTTCCCAGAAACGGCACCTTGAATCCCTCGGCATTAAATGACGGACTGAACATTTGCACCAAGTCGAAAATATACCACGGATTCAGCACAATGAGCCAGCTGATATACCACAGCGACGGGTAGTATGCACTTATTAATTTGCTAGCGAGAAGGCACATGGCCTGCAGACCGGCCTTTGTCGCACCCCAGACAGTCGAGCCGACCGCGAACAGATTCATGCCGCCGTATCCCAGAAAGGAAAATGGCTGAAACGGGAGCCCTCCCGCGAGGAAAAACAGCCCGAGCCACTGCACAGGAATACCATTCTTAATAAATTTCTGTATGGGTGATAATCCAGAACTCTGCACAGAAGCAAGAGTTGGAACACCTTTAGTTAGACTCGCCAACTGACCTGTGACTGCCGCAAGTGAAGCCATCGCTAATCAGACATACGACCTAAATCTTGAAGAGAAGCCCCGCGAATCCATTCACCACCCGCAGCACATTATGATTCTTGGTATAGACTACAATGTGCGCATTTCCACGATTCGGGAGGTACGCCGGATTTACGACCTGATATGTTTGTGCGATGCCGGCCTGATTAAACACCTGCTTACCCTGCGCGTCCAGAACGGGTAAGGTCAGCGTCGGCGTAGCATTACTATCCGGGCGAAGGTTGATAACAAGATTCATATTGTCAATTCGGCTGGCGTTCAGCGAACCGCTGGGCTGCATTTCCTCTGGCCGGAGTGCAAAACTGTACAAGTAAATGAACTGTTTGATGTCCGTAGAGGTGTGGAACTGGAATGGCTGAACAATACGGAAATATCCTGCATCACGTGCGTCGAATCGGTCATATCCGTCGACCTGGATAACGGCATCCTGCAACATATCTTGGGAGTTGCCTGGCTCATAGGCGGACGTAGAGCCGTAGTTAAACCACTCGTGGGTTGTTTGCATAATATCGCGCTGAAGAACCCAGATAATCTCTCGGAGTGGATGATTGAATTCCAGTCGGATAGTGTGTGTATTCGAAATGGCCGGTAGTGATACCTTAGGAGTGTATTGGACCTGTTCAATCAGATACTCGTGCGTATTGGCAACGAAACGTCTGCGCTCCTCGGTATCGAGATAGATATAGTCGCCCCACAGACGGACATCAACAATCTTAGCGGGATTGGGTTGTAATGGTGCACAGGCTGCCGTGGTACTGGAGTTCTGAATCATGGAACCCAGGCCGCGGAATTTTACGTTGATGCGTATCGGGTGGTATTGCATCGCGAGGAGAGGAAGATAGAGACCCGGGTTTTTGTTGAACCAGAACTGTAAAGGTATATACAATTTCTTGGCGCCATAGGTATAGCCACCTACGGAGCAGGTTGCGGGAGGAATGGCTACGGGTGGTGAGTTGAGGCCGTCTACGCGCCCAACCATATTATTCAGTGCATCAATCTGACTTGATGGCGTTGTCAATGTCGACCAT